ATCCAAGATTTTCAGCTGCAGAGCGTATCAACTGCCGTTGTTCTATGACTGGGAGTTTAGAGTGAAAGGATTAAACTAATGCCAAACAAGAATGGAAGAGGCCCTAAAGGAAATGGCCCACGAACTGGAAAAGGCGGCGGTAAAGGCCGGGGTACTGGTACAGGGGCAGGTAGAAAGACTGGGGGCAAAAAAGGGAATTGTTAAATTGACCCAACAGCAAGCTGAAAACATCAAACAAGAAATCACGAGGATTTGCAATAAGTATGGTTTATGGCATACAGTAGAGTATGAGCGCAAGCCGGATTTAAGGATGATTCGGATTAAGGATATTAGCATTAAAGTTGAAAGATAAACCACGGGAGGATCAATTATGAAGAGGTATTGGGCATTCAAATCGGCAGAGTATGAGTGCAAGGATGGCATGATGGATTTTAATGGAGATTTTGATAATTATGGAGATGCGAAGATAAAGGCTTTAGAACCTTTATCCCCTGGATACACAGACCACGAGTGGGGAGCCGTGTTTGACTCGCATACAGGGGAACAGACCAATTACAGATATGGGAAAACGGTTTTGTCTCCAATTATTATACCGGGATGGGGGAAAGATCCACAACCGATGCTATCGGATGAAACCCGCTCCATATTCAACTGTAGCGAGGATTATTTTGAACAAGTTCCTCTATTTAATTCTTATAAAAACATTGTAGTTTGCATTATTTTTACTTGCAAAATTTGTGGATGGAGTTTTCGTAACAGCTATATTAGTGAAGCTGGTTTAAGACCTGAAGTCCTAGATAAGATGAGAGACCATGTTTATTTGAAACACAAATAATAATTAAATAACAACTAAATAACTACCACAACACGAGCACTATTTAAGGCCGGTTGATACTCCAAGAGAGGGGTATTAGTCGGCCTTTTTTTATTTTAACCATGCAGCCGGAGGCGATAATGGAAACCACTGCAAAAGAGGAAATGGAAAGACGGTCAGCCGGTGAGATCAGGTCCACCACTGACGAGGGAATCATTGAAGCATACCTCACAAAATTCGGGACTGTGGATGAGTACAGATCGACCTTTACTCCTGGGAGTTTCAAGAAAACCTTCCAGGAGCGAGGCGATAAAATCAAGATGCTTTGGGATCACGAAAACCTGATTGGTCACGTTATCGAGTCAAGAGAAGATGGTTATGGCCCCTGGATTAAGGGCCAAATCAATATGGAGACGAACGCAGGCCGGGAAGCATTTGCGCACCTTCGAGCTGGGGATGTGGATGCTATGAGTTTCGGGTTTAACGTTGTTCAGGACAAAGTAGAGAATGATATCAGAGTGATTTCAGAGGTGCGGTGCATGGAAGTATCCCCTGTGCTTTTCCCGGCTAACGAGCAGGCAAAGATTGTTAATGTCAGGGCCGAGAACTTTAACGAAACAGTTGATTTGAGCCTGTTAGGGCAACGTGGCTGGCTGTTATTAGACAGCCTATACCGAACCCTTGAGGATATCTGGTGGGGCACAGAGGGACCTGATTTAGACAAGATCAGGACAGCTACAAAAGATTTTAGTAATGCCTACATATCATGGGCCAAAGAATATTTAAAGCAGGAAAGCCGAACCATCCCCACGGACAACAATTTAGTCAAAGCGCTTTACGAACACAGCAAGGGGGATCTTGCCGCGATAGCACAAGAGACCTCTTTGACATTAGCAGAATTAAGAACATTGGCAAAGGGTCAAACTTTGCCGATGGACAAACGCAATAAACTGGCCGAGCTGTCAGATGAAATTCAGACGGCCCACCAGGAACAAAGAAGCAGAGCCGTGAAAACACTCTGTGATGAATTGAGAGAAGGCGGATTTAACGAGGCAGAGCGCACAAGGTTTTTAGGGCTACTCGAAAACAAGGAGCCAGACCCGCCAAGTGAAACAACCGTAATCGCCTCAGAAATCAGGAAACTACGGGAATCATTGAAGGAGTAATAGACATGGCTGAAATGGATGAACTGAAACAGCTCCATGAAGAAGTCAACAAGACATTCGAGACTTTAAAGGAGCACAATGATAAGGCGATTGAGGAAGCTGAGGCCAGAGGCGGGGAAGCGACCGCCGAGACCAGGGCTATTGTTGACAAGGCAAACGATGAAATCACTGAACTGCGAAAACAGATTACAGACCTTGAAACGAAAATGAACCGACCGAAACTGGGCGCGGATGGAAAAGCGACTGATGAGGAAACCGAAATCAGAGAAGCGGCCTTCATAAAGTTTCTGCGATATGGTGCAGGGGAAACCGGACGTGAAATGATGACCCCGGAAGAGCAGCGGGCCTTGGGTGGCACGTCTGATGCTGATGGTGGGTTCCTGATCCCCCCGAGTTTTGAGAGTGGCATTATCATGAACGCTTATGATCTTGCGGCCCTCCGGCCTATCTGCCAGGTAGGAACTACTGGGCGCGATATGGTTGTGTTAGGCGCTTTGAGTAAGCCGACTGTGGCATGGGGCAGGCAATCAATCGCTGTATCACAGCAAAGTCTGGATACCGGCGGGGAACGGATCACGATTTATGACTGTCGTGCATTGACCCTGATTAGCAATAACACCCTTGACGATGCAGATGCGGATATCGTTGGCGAAATGACGGATGCTTTCGGCCGGGCATTAGCTGAAGCTGAAGACGATGCTTTTGCGGTTGGTGCCGGAGACGATTCTCCGCAGGGCGTGGTTGGTGATAGCCGAGTCCAGGCGCTTTATAAGTACTCTGGTGTTACTGCTGCGTTGAGCGATTCTACGAATAACGGCGTGGATGCTTTGATTGATTGTTTTTATACCCCCAAGTCGATTTATCGCAGGAATGGTACGTGGGCATTCAACAGCACCACAGAGGCCGTCATTCGGAAGTTAAAAGATGGTGAGGGCCAGTACCTTTGGGAGCCTGCTGTTGCGGCTGGCGCTCCTGCCACCTTACTTGGCAAACCGATTGTCAATCCGGAAGGAATGGCCGATATCGGAGCGAATGCGTATCCGATTGTATTCGGTGACTTCAATGCTGGGTACAAGATCAGGGATCGTGCGGGTTTGACAGTCCAGCGGTTGGTTGAACGATATGCGGAGTATGACCAGACTGGCTTTTTGATCAAGAAGAGAGTCGGCGGTCAGGTGACCCTGGCAGAAGCGTTTTGTCCTCTGAGGATAGCCACCTCGTAACCCATTAAGCTGAAAGGAGATGGTAGATCATGAATAAAAAACGATGGATCAGCTTAGTGACAGGCTTGCTTGTACTTGCAATGGCCGGTTGGCTCGTTGCGGCTGAATATAATTCGCCATGGGTAAAAACTCAGGCGCTTTACCTTAACAATGTGTTGGTGACTTCGACTGCTGCGGAGCTAAACGCTCTTGATGGGATAACGGCCACCTATGAAGAATTAAATTATGTGGATGTTACCCCTGGGGCTGTAACTGCTTCAAAGGCTGCGGTCGTAGATGCAAGCAAAGACATAGGAGATTTCCGCAATCTTGATGCGGTGAACATTGATGCCGGGGCTTCCGGTACGGCGGGGACTATTGACGTTTTTCCTGCTACAGCATCAAAGGGGAAACTGGCAATTACCTGTCAGAACCAATCGGGGAATACGACAGTTACCCTTGACATAGATGCTATGGGGCAAGCGACTACGGTAAATTTTGCAGATCCTGGCGCTGCTGCTTCGTATGTAGTGCAATCAACATCGGCATTGTCTTTGGCGGAAGCTAACTTTTTAGACGGTGCAGTCGCTGGCACTCAAGTAGCCAGTAAAGCCGTAATTGCCGACTCAAATGTTAACACAGGAGTTGCTAAGGTCACAGAGCTTCATATTGGGGCTTCTGGTTCTGAAACACAAGTGACCGCAACTGCTGCGGAGTTAAACTATTGTGATGTCACAACCGCTGGGACTCAGGAGGCAAGCAAGGCGGTTATTGCAGATTCCAATGTCAACACGGGGGTTTCCAAAGTTACGGAACTTCATATCGGGGTTTCTGGTTCTGAAACGCAGGTAACATCAACTGCCGCAGAACTCAACACTTTAGCAGGGGTAACCCCTGGAACGGTAACTGCCTCAAAGGCTTTGGTTGTTGATGCAAGCAAGGATCTGGCGACTCTGGGATCTGTTACCCTTGGAACTTTAACCGATGGGACTGCGACTCTTACGTCTGGCGGATTATCCGGGTTAACTTCTTTAGCTTCAACTGCGATTGATGCAGGGGCAAGTGGAGCAGCCGGGTCTGTAGATGTTTTTCCGTCAACCGGAAGCAAGGGGAAACTAACTCTCTCGGCTGCTGATAGTGCCGGGGATACGACAACGGTTATTACGAACGCTTCACAGGCCGGGGCGCGTACATATACCATTCCTGATGCCGGGGCGTCTGCATACTTTGTAATGTCAACTGCTGCACAGTCGGCGGCTGGGGCCATATCAAGGGCAGATTTGGTGGAGAATGCTCTCCAGGCTTACGGTATCCCTGTTAATCAGATCATGGCTGCTGATGGTGCGGCGCTTGGGATTTCTGAAACTGCCGGAGATTTCTTTCTACACCTTGGAACAAATTTTGTGGAACTCCAGGGCGAGACGGCCAATAACGAAACTGAAGCGTCTATCGGGTACATCCAATTTATTCTTCCACCTGAATACGTTGCAGCTGGCGACGTTAAACTTAGGTTGCATTGCCACATCGCAGGGGCTGGCACAGACAATGGTTCAACCATTGATGTAGAAGCTTACGAGATGGCAAGCGGAGCAGTGGGGTCTGATTTGTGTACCACGGGCGCTGAAACATTTGCTGCTAAGACGACCTATTATGACAAGGATTTTACAATCACAGCTACGGGATTAGTTGCCGGTGATATCCTCGTCTTTAAAATTACAGCAAGTGTCATTGAGAATGCCTCTTCGGATCTGATCTTTTATTCGGACCCACCGAAGGTGCTTTTAGATATTAAGGGCTAAAACATTTTCATGGGATAGGGCGCATCGCCTGAAAAGGTGGTAACTCCCGGCCACTCTTCCCATGAATCAAAACGGGATGAAGGAGAACAATCATGAAAATAGATTATGCAACTAATTTTACAACTGCTCAAGGGCTTGCTCCTGTCTCGGTATCTGCGGGGACTGATGCAGGTGCCTCTCAGGATCACTCTGCTGCACATTCAGGGGCGTTCATTCTTGAGACCGGGGCCTTCAGCTCTGGGGCCAGGATCACCATGAAGGTCCAGTATAGTGAAGATGACACTACGTGGTCAGATGACGATGGTAGCAGCGGGAACGACTACACCACGACTCTGACGGACGGAACGGGTGGTGTATCTGTCCTGAATGTACCTAATCCTTTAGGCCGATATACCAGGGCATACATTACCGTTGCGACTGATGCCGTTGTTTGTGGCGTGACCAATGTGCTCGGGCCTTTGCGTCATGTAGCTGCTGAGTAAATGCTCTTTTCTGATAACCGGATGGGCCGGCCTAATCCCCGGCCTATCCAATAGGAACAGTGGTTATGAAAATCAAGATGCTGAAAAGTGAGAATGGTAGCGAGAACGGCACGGTTACTAAGTTGTTTCAAGCTGGCAAGGTTTATGACGTTGCAAAAAGCCTTGGAGATGTGTTTGTAGATGAAATGCACATTGCAACTTGTCTTGATATTTTGACTAAAAAAGATTTTGAAACACCGGAAGATCTGGCAGTAATCGAAACGCCGGAGACTACTTTGCAAAATAAGCCGAGCAAGTGGATAGGCTTACAGATCAGACCGAAAATAGGCGGGGATATCGTAACCGTTCAAAAAGTTAATAAGGGGTTTAAAGTCCTGCTCTCGGACGGCCAGCGGATACATTTTAACGTGATTAGGAATGATTGGGAGATGGTAAATGTCCATTGAGCTTGTGAGTTATGATGATTTAAAAGATTTGCTCGGGTTAGAAGACTCTGAAATAACTGATTATCCTGCATTGGATGTAATCAGGGATTCTGTTACTGCTGCTTTTGAGGCATATACAGGTCGTTTATTTGAGAGTAAGGAACGAACTGAGACTATTTATTACGGTTATCCAGGGACAAAGTATTTGAGTCTTGAAGCTACCCCTATCTCCTCTGTCAGCGCTCTTGTGGTGACAACATCAGAAACCGATGAGACTTTTACCGAGCACGATGATTATGAGATTGCCAGTTATGGGTTGAGGCTTCTTACAAGTATATCTGATTGCAAAGTAGCTATTACATATACAGGCGGGCTTTCAACTGTGCCAGATGACATAAAACGCGCGGCATTGTTGCAGACTGCTTATGAGTTTCAGGCAAAAGATCAAATCGGTGCTGACTCTATAAGCACTGAGGGCGGGACTATATCACGGCCTGCGCTTGGGTTATTGAAAGAAGTTAGAAGGATTCTTGACCGGAATATTCATCCGCTTAAATGGTGATCAGAAAAATGACTGATAACTTCAAGGTCGAAATAACAAACCTCAGAGAAGTCCGAGATTACATTGAGACTATGCCAGAGGAGTCCTTTCCGGCAGCCAAAAAGGTGTTTAAAAAAGCTGTTTTAAATGCTGCAAATACTGTCAAGCTCATGAAAAAAATGAAGGTTAGGACTGGGGCTTTGAGGCGGTCGATCCAACAAAGCGTAACGGGTACAGACTTTGATAAGTTACGGGCTTCAGTTTATAGCGCTCAAGGTAGCGGGGCTAATCAAGTATTGTATGCTCCTGTTCATGAGTTCGGGCACCCTGGAATTAAACCGATCGACAAATACAAAGGGGTTCCAGGCGGTCCCTATATGAACATCCCCACCGATGCGAATAAGACGCCGGCGGGTGTCATGCGGATGTCAGCATGGCAGATATTCAGGGCAGGTGGATATATCCGAAAGGCCGGAAAAGGTTACGGGGTGTTTCTCAAGGATCAAATAATGATGACACTTGTTAAGGGGCCAATAAAGATAATGCCACGACTCGGCATGAGAGATGCGGCGGAAGCAGAGATCCCTACTTTGCTTAGTAACCTTGCTGATGCGATAGGAGCAGAATAAATGGCTGACCCAGCCCCGACTCAAATACTTGATATTATAGCAACCAGGCTTGCTAATATTACAACCACAAACGGGTATTACACAGATGTCAAGAAAATAGTGAGAGGATCTCTTGAACCGTTCAAAGGGTACGACTTGCCATTTATTTATTATTGGATGGATTCATTGTCTAATGAACGATCAGTTTATGACGATGATAACCGGAGCATAGATTTAAGTATAGGGATACATGATTTGACAAGAGATAGATCTTTCAATGATGTTGCGAATGAATTAGCTGCTGACGTGATAATAGCTTTGAATAGATCAGATGCGAACCCGAAAGTATCCGATGATCCAAACTATGATCTAAACGATGCGATTAGTGATCTTGTTTTTAATGGGTATGATACTTTGATTTCAGGCAATCAAGATCCGTGGTGTGGAGCCTTGATCAGGTTTACACTAAAATATAGATGTGATCCTTTTGAAGTGTCAAGTTATGGGGCATAAACCTTTTTACGGGAGAAAAAAAATGAGAACTTTTACGCAAAAACATATTATTGACATTTTGGGACTAAAAAGGTGGCAGGTTCAATTTTATACTGAAAGATGTTTAGTAGAAGTTGAAAAACATGGAGGTAAAGGTAGTCCAAGACAGTATTCAGATAAAGCTGTTTACGATTTGGCAATTATTAAAGAGCTTGTATCCTGGGGTATAGAAACACGGGACTTAAACAAAATTATGCAAGTTATTAGGAATAAAAAGTATCCTGAAAAAGTTACAGTATCGGGGGCTGAATCATCATTGATTATCAACGTAGGGAATATCATTAGCAAGGTGAGGCTTGGTTTATGAATAAAATAGCGTTTATATCCACTCCAGGTCTTGAGAACTTTATGCTGCCAGTGGAACATGAATTGTTAAATCGTGGTTATGAGATTGATACGGTAGCAGTTTCGGATAACCAGGCAATCGTTGAGGCTGTTAAAAATAGCGAAATCGTTTGGATTGAATGGGGTAACGAGCTTGCTATGCACCTCACTACAGATGCGGCATTACTCAACCAACGGAATGTTATCCTTAGAATACACAGCTATGAAGCATTCAGCCCTTGGATTTACTATATCAACTGGGAGCGTGTGGATCACTTGATCTTTGTTGCAGATCATATCAAGGATTTGGTTTTAAAAAAAGTCCCGAAAATTGAGAAGTTGGTTAAAGGTGTTCATGTCATCCCAAATGGTATTGATGTCAACAAGTACAAATTTGTAAACAGAGATCCCGGGAAGAACCTTGCTTATATTGGATATGTGAATTTCAAGAAAGGACCGATGCTGTTGATGCAGGCATTTGCATCTCTTGTCAAGAAAGATCCTGAATACAAACTTTATATCGCAGGGAAATTTCAAGAGGAGCGGTATGAACTTTATTTTGAACAGTTCATGAGAGAAACCGGGATCAAAGATAATGTAATCTTCAATGGCTGGATTGACGATGTAGACGCATGGTTAAAAGATAAGCAATATATCGTTTCTACGAGTCTGCTTGAATCTCAAGGGATGGGTATTCTTGAGGCTATGGCTTCAGGTATGAAACCTTTGATCCATAACTTTGTGGGTGCATCGAACGTCTACCCTAAGCAATATTTGTGGAATACTGTAGATGAATTTGTTGCTATGGCACAATCAAAATATGATCCGCCACAATACCGGGAATTTGCCAAGAATTACTCGTTAGAAAATCAAACAGACAAAATTGAGGCTGTCATAAAGTCATGTAAAAGTAATGAGGTTAAATATACGCCTACTGAAAAGCTCGGAAGCATCGAGCCTGTGACATTAACAGTTGGAATGATGGTTAAAGATGAGGAAAAGAATCTTGATCGTTGTTTATCATCAGTCAAAGATTTTGCTGATGAAATCATAGTTATAGACACCGGAAGCTCTGATAATTCGATTGAAATTTGTAAGAGGTATGGAGCCAGAGTATATGAACGCCCCTGGGAAAACTTTAGTGTCCACAGAAATCAGTCCCTTGAGTGGGCTACCAAAGAGTGGGTCCTTCAGATAGATGCTGATGAGCAGTTTGTGGGTGACGGAAATAAATTTAAACAGGCTCTTGCTGCTGTTCAAGACAGAAGTGATTCTATGTGTATTCTGTTGTATGACTTGAGATCAGATGGAAGTATAGCAGTGAAAAACCATCCAGTTAGATGTTTTAAGCGAGGCACAGTGCATTATGAATGGACCGTCCACAATGAACCAATGTTTGATAGAGGTAAATCCGCTTTTTATTACGATGCCTATTTAAATCATTATGGATACCACGGCGATGCTGCGCTTAAAAAGAAGAAATCAAAACGGACAATAGGGCTATTGAAAGAAGAGCTTTTAAACAACCCAGCCAGGACTAAAGTATTGTTCTATCTGTTCCAGTCCTATTGTGACATAGGCCAAGTTGATAAAGGCTTAGAGTATGGAGAGAAGTATTTGCTCAAACGTCATGAATCTCACGATTTTAATGATTCAATTTATTTTTCTATGATCTCTGTTTATATCAGTAAAAAAGATTATGTTCGGGCGGGGCAATTACTCAATGAGGCTTTAACGATAATTCCTAATGACATTGATATAGCAACAGCAATGATTGAATTAGGGGTGGCGATTAATGATGGGCAAATGGTTATTAATGGGGCTGCTAAATATCAAGTTGCATACAAATACATGATAGTAAATCCCTGTGCTACAGGAATACGTTTTACTTACACATTCAAACCAGACTCTTTAGTGTACGTATTGCACAGAGCGGCAATGTGTCATTTTGAAAATGGCACTCGATATATGAAGGATTTGGAAGAGGCAATCAAACAATTAGACCCGTCTGTTCAAAAAGAAGTTAATTCAGAATTGCAAAACAATCTTAGGATTTTAGGTTTAACTACGGGATAGAGGCAAAGGAGAAGTCAAATGTCAACAAGTGCAAAAGCAAAAATTGAAATTGAGATAGGTCGG